ATGGCTTGTGTCAATGTAAGTGTTCTAAACTTAGGAGCATCGGGCCAAGTTCTAAAATCTGGTTCTCCGCCATACTCTAAAAACATACAGCCACGTTCATCATCCCATGCATCAGCATAGTTGTGTGGGAAGCAATTTCCCATGTACACAATGTTGCCTCTGCGTTGACGCTTGTGAAAGTGTCCTGAGAAAACAAGTTCCTGGTTGGGAAAGTGTCCTGCGTTAAGTCCACCATGGTCTGGCATTTCTACCATGGCATTCATTTTAAAGTTAGGAAGCTCAAAGTGTCCAAAGACATAGCGACTCTTTAACTTTTTCATTTCTTCCCACTCATCTCCTACAAGCCAAGGCACAATAGTCATGTCGCCAATGGTTGTAATTTCATCAATGAGTGTTACGTTTGTTAGATATCCACCAAAAGGCAAACTGTTAATTTCACGCTTTTCCCTATAAGCTAAATCATGGTTACCCATAATAATGTACACTTGTTCAAAGTTCTCAGAAAGATACTTGATGTTTGAAGTAGTGTAGTTTAGTGTGCTTACATTGATGTTTGAACGGTTGTTATGCCAATCGCCAAGGAAGATAGCTGTTTCAGCACCTTCCTTTTTAGCTTCAGCAGTCATCCACTTGATAAAGTTTTCGCAATCGTCATTGTGGCTACGGCTGTTATTGCGTAAGCCAAAATGGATATCTGTAAAGCATACGGCTTTATTAAAAGGTTTAGTCATCAATTATTGTAACATTTCTGCAAGTGTATGTCTACATCTTTCGATTTCATCTTTGAGATGCAGTTTCTTCTTTTTTAGTTCCTGAATGGTTAAGCTATCTTTATAACTTTCTTCCATAGCTCGAATCTTACGATCCAAGTTATCATGTGTGTCTTGTAAGTGACTGATATGATGTTTTAAACTATCGGCGTGCATTTGAACCTCCTTACTTTTTAAGGAAGGGCTCCAAATTCGGAGGAGTCCATCCAATTGGTTTCAATACTTTTCCATCTTCGCGCTTACGAACCTTGCCAGTATCCCGATCAATCTTGGCAAAGTTAGTTTGCATTACTTCTTTCCAAGCGCCTTCACCATCAAACCCAGCTGAGTGAATTGCACCAATGGTAACAACTAGTATATCAACTAGTGCATCCAATTGTTCAGTTAAGTCGTTAGCTTCTACAGCCTCTTTTAACTCTTGATGTTCTTCTTCTATTAGCTTTAGATACATCTTATATTGTGAAATGGAGTATGCATCAACTTTTTGATCACATGCTCGCATAAACTTTTCTTGATCGCGGAATGGATTAGTCATTTGCTGGCTCGCTATCTTCAACTAAAATCTCTTCTAAGTTCTCCCCAATTACTTCTGCGTCTTTGAGAGCATTGAGTCTTTCTATTTCTGCAACGTGAGCTTGCTGATGTTCCATTTGGCGTGTCCAGCTTGGCATCTGACCTGACTCTTGTAACATGTCATCGCGAATATCACGTTGACGTTTTTCTACGTTTAGTACACGAGTGAAGGAGTTTGTAACTGCGGCAGTATAATAAGCGAATGGGTTCTGCGACTTGCCTTCATCAAACTGAAGTGCAATCTGCGTTAGCTGAATCAATGCTTGTCCACGCATTTCATCTACATAAGAGTAGCCACGCCAGTTGGAACGTAGGCTATAACGCTCACATAGCTTTAAGAACATTGCGCCTAAGCGATTTGTAATCTGTCCATGATCCACATCAAATGATCCTTTGATTAAATCACCTTTCCAATGACTACGTAGAACCTCTCGCCATGTTCCATCATCGTTTTGAACAAAGTGTTTGAATGGTGGAAAGTTTACCTTAGAGCGATGATCGGCTAGACTTTTTGGATTATTTTTACGACCCGGCTCTAGTGGGATATGGTCCCATGTCATTAGACGTACAACTAAATCTGTAACAGGGATTTTCTTTAAAGTAACTTCAAACTCGTCTGCTTTGGGCTTTGTACTTGCTTTACCGCCTGCGGCTTCCCATTCTGCAAGAGCTTTTTGGTGTGCTTGTTGTTGCAATCTTGCGCCACGAGCTTCTTTTGCTAGATTAATGGCACCTTCGGGGCAAGCTTTAGTTTTGCGGTTATGAAAGCTTTTTAAATCCGAAACAATGTAATCGTATTGTTGAAATTCTGGACTTTCATACCAGCAGTATGTCATCTTACTGCGATGGATCTCGGCTAAGATATCTTTATTTTTAAGATATACGGTTTTTGTTTTTTCTTCAGTCACGTAGTTAACTCCTTCCGTTTAGTATAGCATATTGTTTTACCATTGTCAACGGTAAAGTGGGTACTTAATTGAATCGGTAAATACACTTGGAGAATTATCAATGAAGATCACTGACCTTAAACCTCGAGTAGTTGCTGTATATGCAGGCCGCTTCCACCCGTTTCATCATGGACACGCTGGTGTGTTTCAAGAACTGGCCTCAAAGTTTGGCATCAACAATACTTACGTCACTACGAGTAGCAAGGTAGAGCCAGAAAGCAGTCCTTTTACATTTCAGGAAAAGGAAATTATGATGCAAGCCGCAGGTGTACCAGCTGGCCATGTTGTTGAAGAAACAGTTCCGTACTCGCCTAGAAATCTTCCTGCAAAGTTGGGACTTGATCCAAGCAGAGATGTGCTTGTGTTTGGTGTAGGAAAAAAAGATATGGCGTCAGATCCTAGGTTTGCATTTACACCTCTTAAAGATGGAACACCAAGTTATTTTCAGCCATGGACAGGAAAAAGTCCAATGCCGTTTGATAGTAACAAAACACCCGATGGACAACGTGCAGGACATGGATACATTTATCCAGTGCCTGATATCCAATTTAAAATTGCAGGCAGTACCGTTAACAGCGCCAGCGCCATTAGAAATTTATACCGTTCAGCAACTGACGCTGGACGATTGAGCATTTTACAAGAATTGTACCCAGATGCCAACGATAGTATTCTCAACAGAATTAAAAAAATCTTCGATAAGAAGTTAGGATAACACAATGGCAAATATATCAGATCCAGTGACAATAACATTTAAAGCATTTGAAAATATGACAGATGCTAGTGGCCGTATGAATGCCAACAGCGATCCTAGGTCAACAACTAAAGGCACAAAAAATACTATAACATGGCCTAGTACTCCTAAGATTAGTCAAACCATCGAAGTAAACTATAGTACCTGGGAATTACAACACACAAACTATCAGCCTAGTGCGTTTGGTAATAGAAGTACACCTACAGTTACAATAGCAGGGCAGTGGTTTAGTAGAGATGAAGAAGAAGCCAAGCGCACATTAAATGCAATTCACTTATTAAGAAGTGCAACAAGTATGTACTATGGTCGGAATGATCCTAAAAAAGGTACGCCTCCACCTATTGGCAGATTAAATGCTTTTGGATTGTACAACAACACTCCTGTAGTTGTAAAAACATTCCAGTATGATTTCCCCAATGACGTAGATTATATTTCAACAGACATGTTCAATGGTAAACAAGCCATCCCGGTCTTGTTTGAAATGAGTGTGTCGTTGATTATTCAGGTTAACATCATTGAAGCAGTCAAAGAATACACACTTGGCAAATTTGTTAGCGGTGATTTACTTGGAAGGGGCTATGTATGATAACTGGTAATAATCAATATGCACAAACAGAAATTACAGATTTCTATTTAGATCTTGCAAATTTTCCAACAGCAACTGAGTTACTAGATGGTAGAGCACCAGAATACATAACTGTGGAGCCAAGGCATGAACACAGAATGGATCTGTTGAGCTATAACCTATACGGTAACAGCAAGTATTGGTGGGTAATTGCTTTGTTAAACAGAAACCAAATTCAAGATCCAATTAGAGATTTAAAATCAGGTATGCAAATTAGAGTTCTTTCGCCTGGCGATATCAAAAGGATAGTATAACATGGCTATGACCAAACCAGGACATCTGGATGACGTTGGAGTCCCAGATGTTGTTTATAACCCTTTATCAAATTATCGCAACGTAACTTATAACACTAGGTTAACAATGATGCCGCTTGCCGAAGCCATGGCAAGCCGCCCTGCTCGTTCTTACAATTATAAAAACGGTATTATCATGTGGGAAACCGGTGGCACCGGTACAACTTACCTAGAAGAGCTAACAATGGAAACAGTTGGTACAGGTAATAAGACCGGCAACTATGCAATGCAACAACATCACTTATTCACTGGGAAGCTTGTTGAGCCACTAGGAGGCCGATTTATCGAATCACTATCGCTTGCCGCTATGTCATTAGGATATAACAACAACGACGGTGCAGTTTATCTTTTAGAGATTATGTTTAAGGGATATGAAACAGACGGTGACGTTCCAGTGAATTGCGTTGGTTGGGATGGCGAGCCTATGCACTTTTGTTATTATGTTCAGCTCAAGACTTTAAAAATGAAGTTAGATTACAAAGGTAGTGTATACGACTTTGAAATGTTTCCAAGTATTGCCACTGCTGGACAAAGTGATCATATGAATTTAGAACAAGGTTTCCGCATGGAAGGTTATCCTGCTACCATCGGTGATTTTTGTAAGCAATTAGAAAAAGCACTGAACAAAAGAGAAGATGAAAAAGTATCCGCTGGTTTAAGATCTATACCACACAAGTATACAATCACTGCACACAAGGATATTGCTGGCTTGAAATACGAATACAGTTTTTTTAGTGATGTAACACACTTATGGGGTATGCGTAAAGGTGAAATACAAGTTCAAGCTGGTACAACCATCCACTCATTCATGGGCAGTAGCTTGCCTAATAGCCAGGACGTATTAAAGTATCTGCATCGTGTCAACGATGGTAAAAAAGAATACAACAATCCAGACACTAAAAAAGGCACAATCAATAAACCTGCAAGACACTTTAGTGTAATATGCGGTGGCAAGAGCCTTGGCAAGTTTGATAAAAAGCTTGGCGGATATGCCGAAGACATTCACTTCTTTTTAACAACAAAAGAAGACGCTAAAACAGTTATCAGTCCACAAGAGTATGAAGATGCAACAGATCAAGGACAACGTGATGGTCGCATTAACTATTGGATTAGTAAAGGTCTACTAAGAAAAGTATACAAGTGGATTTATACAGGCGAAAATACTGAAGTTATTAACGTTGACATTAAGTTAGATTACCTATGGCGGCAAGTTCGCCCAATGTGGATTGATGAAGAAGGCAAACCAGTTGGTACTACTTCAACATCAAGAACTACACGTGAACCTCCAGCGGGCCGAGGAGCAGGACAAACAGGCAAAGGGCAAGGCCCCAGGGGCAATCAAGGGTCAGGCGGATCAGGTGGTGGCACAGGAAGTTTTTCAAATGGACCCGGCGGAACATACGCAGAAGATTTGCCGCTTAGAAGTAGTGCGCCAACAACCAACTACTATTCTCACATGCCACGCTACTATCACATGAATACGACAGTTAATGCTGACTCACAGCAAGGTGCGCTAAGTCAAGAAAATGCAATGGAGTTCAGTATCTATAAACAGCTAGGTAACAGCCTTGGCGGAGGCGAAGCTGACATGAATACAATTAGCATGGAAGTTGTTGGTGATCCATACTGGCTGATGCAAATTCCAGGTTCGCCTCCATGGGAAGAAGATGTATGGGAATACGAAGCAGGGCTAACAGAAGAAGTACTAGCAGTCAAGCGTAAAAAAATGTCTAGCCATAACTGGTTGCCCTTCATTTATTTTGAAGCAGTTGTTCCAGCAGTTGACTGGTCAAGTAGCGATACAATGAACATTAGACACAGCGATACTATATCCGGAGTATACTCTGCAAAGAAAGTTACTAATAAGTTTATCAAAGGTAAGTTTACAACAACATTAGATTGCTTTAGAGATAACTTAGGCAATCCTTATGGCGGCAAGAAATCACAGTCAAGCAGTTTCACTCCAGCAAGTTCGGGAGCGGCATCTGGAAAAGGTCCGCAAAACGCTGGTATGAATAGCAGTGGAGATAAGAAATGAAATCAAACTCGAACGGTGGCCGCGCAGATCACATGAAAGCCTCCAGCGGCGGCACAAACAAACAACAAGGCATATTTCTTGGTAAGGTAAAAGATAACATAGATCCAGAAGGTTTAGGCCGTGTTCGAGTATGGATCGCACAACTAGGTTCCGCTAAAGAAAGTGATGAATCAAGTTGGTATACAATGCGATACTGCTCTCCATTTGCAGGAGCCCAGGCTGAAAAGAAAGAATCAAGATCTACTTCTGCAACAACTTTACCAGAAACTAATCAAAGTTATGGTATGTGGATGGTGCCGCCTGATAAAGACATTTATGTTATTTGTGGATTTATTAATGGTGAAAGTCATCAAGGTATTTGGTGGGCATGTTTGCCGCACGATGGACATACTCACTCATTGCCAGGCATTGCCAGTGGAGCAACACACCAAGGCGAAATTAAAGTTGTTAGCGAACGTAATAGATATAACTCAACTGATCCACAAAAGCAACATAGACCTAAGCACTTCCAGCAAGAAAATCTTGCTAGGCAGGGTATTGAAAAAGATTTAAGACGAGGACATACTAATGCAAGTCCGTTTAGAGCCAAAGACAAACATCCAGGTAATGCATATGGCCTAGTCAGTCCTGGACAGCACAGTCTATTGTTAGATGATGGTGCCAACGGCAAAGGTGGGCAGATTAGATTGCGTACACGATCTGGCAATCAAATTATCATGAATAACGATGATGGCTTTATCTACATGATAAATGCCGCAGGTTCGTCTTGGTTTCAGATGGACCACGCTGGCAACGTAGATTTTTATTGTGCAGGTGACTTTAGCGTACACGCAGAAGGAAGTGTAAACTTCCGTGCTGATAACAATATCAACTTTGAAGCCGACGGCGGCTTTAATTTGAAAACAGGTGGCGACAGTAGAATGGAAGCCACTGACGGTAAAGTACAGATTACAGGCAACCAAGCAGTTAATCTTACTTCTGAACAGAACATAAACTTTTACGCAGATAGTCAGCTTAAAATGACTGCCCAGCGAATTGACTTAAATGGTCCCGTAGCTGATCGTGCCGATTGCCCAGGAACAAACACTTTAGCAACAAATGCAACCATTGGTAGAAGCGTAGCCAGCCGCGTTCCTGAGCCCGAACCATACGGTGGACATAGTGTTTTAAATGGCGGTGAATCGATTAGTGTACCACCTGGTGTAGTTGACGAGGCTCTTGGAAATCATAAAATTACTCCTGCGGATATTGAACCCCCGGAAGGCGGAGGAGGTGCAGGCGGAGACCCAGCAGTCCCACCTCTAACAAATGCTGAGGACTGTGTTCCAGACGTTACGCAAAATACTTTAAGCGAAGAAGGCTTTAAGTTAATGAAAAGTCGAGAAGCTTATCGCGGCATGATGTATAGCGACTTCCAAGGATATAGTGTTGGATACGGCACTCGCATTGACATTTTTGGTCCAGATAATTCTGCCAGTAAAATTGATGCAAACTTAAAACAAGCATTGTTAGCAGGGCCCAGCGAAGCAGAAGCACGTTTAGCAAGTAGACAAATTGTTGACAGGCATATGGCACCTGGTGTTATTGCCGCATTAGAAAAAGCAAAGAAAGAAGCAGGCCGACAAGTTTGTATTACTCAAGCACAAATCGACGCATTAATCATGGCGGCATACGGAAACCCATCGGTTGCAAGACAAATGGCAGCAGATTTAGTCAAAGATGCAGCCGCAAGCTCGGATGGTAAAGCAACCAAGCAAGGTATTGCTAAAATTTGGGCTAATGCTGGTTATTCAAATAGTGCTAGTCAGCGAAATAGTGAAGCAAACTATGCCATTTATGGTAAGCCAAATGCTGATGCTCGTAATATGACCCAAGAACAGTTACGAACAAAAGGTGTAGCTTCTGACGAAGCGGCTATTAAAAATAACAAAGCACGTAATCCACAAACTCCATGGACTCGTTCACTTGGAAACGGACCATCAACTGGTGAACGAGTGGATGCCGCTTATGGTCCACCAACGCCTACACAAGCAGGACAATGGGAACGAAGTGCTTATTTGAACACTGGCAAGGTGCCAGTTGGCGTTAACTTGACATTACAACAGTTAAGAGACAAGTACGGCCCGCCACATACTGCTGGCAATTATCCACCAGGCAAGCCAGCGCCACCAATGCAGGCTTAAAGATATAACCCGCTTTATTCCTACCTGGTAAATAGGTGTATGGCACGTTTAACATCTACTTTCCGCGGTTATAGTAGCGTAGGGACTAGTTTTCTTAGTCCTGTTCGCTATGACTTAGATCTTGCTAGACAAGACTTACTAAACCATTTCAATACTCGCAAAGGCGAGCGCATTATGTTACCTGAATTTGGTAGCATAGTATGGGACATGCTATTTGAGCCCCTAGATGAAAAAAATAAAAATCTAATTGATGAAGATGTTAGAACTATTATTGGTAATGATCCGCGTTGGACATTACAAAGTGTAACGATTACTGAAGCACCAAACTCGCTAAACATTGAAGCGGTATTAACGTACAATCCATCTTCAGAAACTGTAACATTGCCGTTGACATACGATAAAGGAACAACTACAACATGAGCCAGACTCGACGCCTAGGACAATTATACGCCGCTGAAAGTTGGCTGAATAGCTATCGCTATCTAGTTAATTCTAACTTCAAAGCATACGACTTTGATAGTCTTCGTACAGCGTTAATCAATCACGTCCAAACAAACTACCCAGAAGATTTCAACGACTTTATCAACTCAAGTGAGTATGTTGCCCTTATCGACTTAATTTCTTACTTGGGACAAAACCTAGCTTTCCGCAGTGACTTGAACTTACGTGAAACATTCTTGGAAACAGCCGAAGTACGTGGCAACGTTTTAAACATTGCACGCCAGCTAGGATATAAAGCATATCGCAACGGTGCCGCCGCAGGCTTCTTACGAGTAACAGCAGTAAATTCAACACAAAACATTTATGATAGTAAAGGTGTTAACCTTGCCGGCCAAACAATTGTTTGGGGAGATCCAATCAACCCAGACTTCAATGAACAGTTTTCTGTTATTTTAAATGAAGTGTTAAGCAGAGCTAACCCTGTTGGCCGCCCAATGAGTAGCATTACTACTCAAGGTACCGTACGTCAGTTATATCAAATTGCAGAACCCGACAACCGTACAATGGTACAGTCATTTAACTTGACTGCAAGAAACAACACAACTTATAGTTGTGAAATCGTTCCTGTCTTTATTAACAATCAAACTAAGTCAGCCGTTGAAAGTGATCCAAATCCATACGGCTACCAAACAATGTTGTTTAACAATGATGGCACAGGCTACTCAAGTCCTAACAATGGTTGGTTCTTTATGTTCAAGCAAGGTGTGCTTAAATTTGAAGATTACGTTTTATCTACAAAGGTTGAGAACCGTGTTATCGATATCCAAGGTGAAAACATTAACGAAACAGACGTTTGGGTGCAAAGCATTGATGGTGATGGTAAGGTTTTAACTGAATGGGAACAAGTTCCAAGTACAGTTGGTAAGAACATTGCGTTTAACGCTATTGGCAAAGACACAAGAAAAGTTTACGAAGTTATCACTCGTGCCAACGATACTATCTCTATTAAGTTTGGCGACGATGTTTACTCTGATATTCCAACTGGTAACATTCGTATTTGGTATAGAGAAAGCGCCAATGAAGATTTGACATTTACACCAATGGATGTGGCTGGTAAAGAATTTGCAATTCGTTATGTTGACTCTCAGGGTCTTGAACAAGATGCTATCTTTACAGTTCAACTTTCAAGTAGTGTAAGCAGTAGCAGTGGTGAAACACTAGAACAAATTAAAAATCGTGCAAGTCGCACAGCGGCTAGTCAAGACCGAATGATTACTGCCAACGACTATAACCTATACCCTGAAGGCAAAGTTGCAGGCGTTGACAAGATTAAAGCAATTAATAGAACTTATGCTGGCCAAAGTTTATATGCTGACATTCAAGATCCCACAGGCACATACCGTCCTGTTATTTCGTTAGCAGGTGACGGCTTCTTATACACCAGCGAAGTCACTGAAGAAAAAACTTTGAGCATGAGCCAAAACAACAATGAAGTATTAACTTGGTTCCAAGACTTAATTCTAACTCGTGGCTTACATCAATTATATTACAATGCTTACAACGCAGAGTCTCAACGAGTTGAAGCGTTACCGGATGAAGAATTGACATGGCACAAGGTTGATTATCTAAATGGCAACACCCATGGATATTTCCACTTACGTACAGATCCAGATAAGGTTCCTGTTCGCCTAGGCAAGGGCTCTGTTGTTCTTGCCAATCGTGTACTAAGAAAAAATTCGTTAGTAAACGTTGGAACACAAGGGTGGACTCGTATTTTAGATGTTTATCGCGAAGGCTTTGGTGTTGCTGACAACAACGGCGATAATACAGGCTTACGTGCCAATGGTCAAGGTGCTGTATTTTTAAGTGGCTTGATTGAAGACAACACCGGCGCAGAATATTGGATGCCTTCGTTGCGTACATTGTTTACAGACAACGAGAAGGTTGAAATTGTAAAAGAAATTGAAAAGCAAAGTAACTTTGGTCTACGCTACGACCATAAGAAAGACCGTTGGATTGTTGTAAAACAAAACGAAATCAATATCAGCGGAGGATTAGATTTAACAACTGCTGGCACATCAAACGACAGTAGCTGGCTGATTAGGTTTGCTTATAATAATGGAGTTTGGGCCGTAGTAGTTAGAAAAGATCAAACAATTTTTGGTAGCGTATCTGAATTAATATTCCATAACCAAAGATTTGGCTCTGCACTTGATCAAACAACACGCCGCGTTATCAAAGATAGTGTTAAGTTCTTAAAAGTAAACGAAGGATTAAGCAAAGACATTGAATTAGATGTTGTTGACTACGTTAGATTAGATGATGGTCGATACGATCCTAAACGAGTAATTGTATTACTGCCAGGACTCGTTGATAACCTAGTTCCAAACGACCCAACATTGATTAAATCAGTCATTGGCAATAGCAACATTCTGTTGGCACGTAAAGAATTCTTAGATGCACAAGGGCAATTTACATTGGCCCCAGCCGTTGACGGAACTATGGTAGTCACCGGACGTTCTGCATTAACTGTTCAATTCAATCATGTGCCTCTAAGAGATAATCGCGTAGATCCTACAACAACAAACATTATTGATATGTTTGTATTGACAACTGTTTATAACACAGCGTTTAGAAACTGGATTGCTTCTGGCGCAAAAGAAGATCAGCGTCCTATTCCTCTTA